CCTCATACTCCTTGTTTAAATCTGGATGATATATCGATAAGAATTGCTGAAGTAATACTTGCTCTTTTGGTAAAACCAACTTTCCGTCTCTAAAGATTATAGCTGGAAGCGTTACGTCTCCATACTGCTCGTCCTCAAACACAGATGTTTGGTTAGACGCAAAGCGAAGTGAGCGTGTGATTTTTCCATCAAAATATTGTAGTGGTTTATTTACGTGGTGTTTTGAACGTAAAATGTAGTTGATAGGAGTTCTACTTCCTCTTAGTATATATACCCTATCCTTTACTTCCCATTGAGGCTGGGTAGCCGTAGTTTTTTTTGCCATTTTATTTGAATTAAATTTTATTATAAAAAGTAAGAGTTACCCCCGTCAATACAACGAGGGTAAATCCTACAGTAAATATTACTTCATTAAGATAAAGTTGTTTGCTCCGTGTACACAAAGCGCTCTTTCACTTAAGAAGTGGACTTGCATTGCATCAAGATCACTTGACATACCAGCAGCGCCAGCAGATCCAGTTACCCAAGACTTATACTTACGATCCTCTGCTTCTGATTTTCTATACTTTACATGTAAGAAAGGACGTACAGCATTTTTACCTAAAACTTGATCGTAGATAGTTGTAGTTCCCGCAGGTACTAACACACCGTCTACAGCAGAAGTTAAGGCTCCAGTTGTAGCGTCATTTAAGTATTTCCAGTCAGTTTTGTAGAAATCGTATCCTAAGTTGAATCCTTTGAATCCAAGGCTGATAGCCATTTCTTCATCGTTATCAAACAATCCATAAGAACTTGTAGACGCACCGCTGTTATTTTGTGCAGCAAGTACATTGTCAATTTCAAATGATTTTGTTCTGTTAACGAAAAGGACGTTCTCTTGAATAGCTCCTTCTTTGTCTAACACCTTGATGATCTCTTCAATATCAGTACGATCAGCAATAGATCCAGTAGCAATGTTTCCTCTATTTTCTAACTCATAGAATAAACCTTTTGTACCTTTATATCCAGCAGTCTCAGCTCCTGAACTAGCAGCAGCAGGTTCTCCTTCAATAAGAGATAATTCTAAATAGTCTTCGAAACGTAGACGAGTTTCATGCTCTGATTTTAAGTACCAAAGGTATCCAGACGCACCATTCTCAGTAGTCACCTCAATCCATCCGATCTGCGCCATGTCAGAACCATTGACTTGATACTTGTCTTTGATTATGATAGGAGTAGTTGTTTGGATGTCTTTTGGAGCCTCTAAAGATCCGCTCATACCGTTAGTTCCTTTTGCAAATTCAGAACCAAAAGCAAAAACACTTAATCCAGTAGTTCCTACAGCAGCGTCAATGTTGGCTCCTGAATAAGAAGCTACATCAAAAGTGTTTGCAGTTACAGCTGTAATAATAGCCTTATCTTGGTCTGTACCATCAGAAATAATAACTGTTTGATTTAAACGGAAAGGATGTCCATTAGATGTAATTACATCTGCAGAACGTGTTGCTCCAGTAACTGCTAAGTGAAGTCTTCCTTGCTCTGACCATTGGATTACGTCAGACTGGAAAGGCATCTCAGCACCTACTAGTCTTAAAAAAGAGGAAACGGAACGGTTTCCATACTTTTCAAATTCTGCTTCATATACATCAGGAAGGTACTGAGAAGTAAACTCAATAGCTGATCCTAAATAGTTAGTCGATAAAGTCGACTTCGATGGAGCGGGGGTTAATGCGCCGCCAACTCCTGTCATTGTTACACTCATTTTTTTTGTTTTTTAATGATTTATTATCTTTTTTTAATTTTAAACGAGAACGTATCATCAGAAGAAACTGCTCTAAACTTTGTACCTCCTACATCAGTTTGCGCATTTTTACGAACAGACATGTCAATGTTTTTTGTTTCCTTGACAATACCATCCGTAGCATCAGCCCTTCCTTGTTCATAAAAGTACTTAGCTAATGAATCCGCATTCTGTGCAGCGTATAAAGCTTTGTGATACGCATTTATATCTTTAACGACACCCTTTTCGTCTAAGTGCTGATTAAAAAAGTTGTTTATATCTGATTGAACTTCTTTAACCTTACCTAGGTCTTTGGGGCGAAACGACTGCTTTTTTTCTCCAACATTAAATTCAAAACCTTTGAACTCATCAGAAAAAAGAGTATTCGTTTTATCCATAAAGATACGAGAGCGCTCACCTTGAGACTTTGTTTCTTGCTCAGATTGTTCTCTATATTGATTATAAAAGTTAAAAGCCTCCTTGTAGGGCTCTGGAATGTCAGCATCTCTTGACTCAAGAGGTGCCTTATACTTTTCCTTCAATCCTTCAAAGTAACTTGTAGCTTTGTATAATTCTTCTTTATATGCAATCTTCTTGGCCTTGATCTCCTTCTCTTCGTCCAGTTCACTATCATAGCTGTACTGCTCTCCAATTAGGTAATCGATCTCCTCCATGTCTAGATGAGGTTTTGTTTGCTTGTAATATTCTCTCAAGCGTGTTGTCTCATCTACTTCTGACCAGTTTTGCTGCAGTTTTGCGTAGTCATCAAATGAACGACCTGTTTCATTTTTGTACTCCATAAACTTAGCAACATCCTCTGGTATAGATTGCTCTTGTTTTTTTCCAGTATTTTTAAGAACGTCAATAGACTCGACCTCAAGGTCGTGCCTGTCTTTCAAATAGCTTAAAATGCTATTGTCATCAATCTCAAATGGTTTCTCTACTTCTTGCTTTTCTTGTACGTCTTCTTGCTCTTCTGTTTGCTGCTGTACGACGTCTTTGTTTTCTTGCTCTTGTATGCCATCCTCTTGAGGTTGTGTTTGTACTTCTTCTATTACTTCTTCCGTAGGCTCTTGTGCAACTTCTTGCGTCACCTCTTCCTGCGGTTGTTCCTTTTGTTTTGGCTCAATAGGATTACCATCGGCATCCAAAGCCCTTACTTTCCATTCCATTTGAATTAAATTAAATTATAGTGCAAAATTAAATAATTAATCAATGCCAACGATTCCCTCTAGACCTGACCCTAACGAGTCTTGACCATCAAAATCAATTGGATCTAAGTCTTGCTGTCTTTGTTGTATTAATTTAGACTGTTGTGTGGCTTGCTTTGCAGTTCTCTTGTCTTTCCTGTCCTCCTTGTACTCATCTTTCTCTTTCTGCATCATGATCTCATTGCCCTTTATTTGGCCCTCAATTCCTTTTTGCAGTTTTATAAGTTCAGACTTAAGAATAAACTCTTGTTGCATTCTCTGCATTTCTAGCTCTGCTTCAAGCTGTTTTATTTTAGCCTCAGCCTCCATTTTAGCTAGTGCTGTTTGTTGCTTTCCTTGTTCTGCAGTTAAAGCAGCCTGTTGGTTTGCCTCTGCTTGTAAGGCAATGTTTTCTTGCTGTCTCTTGTTATCCAGCTTCTCTTTTCTTCTTTTTCTAACCTTAAGCAGTTGAGACGCTATCTTTACGTTCTTAACGTTTCTAATATCAATCGCATCATCAATGTCTATCTTTCCAGCTGAAAGAGATGTTTGGATGTTTTGCTCTAGCATCTGCTTCTCTTCCTCATCAGGATGCATCTCAATGAAAATACCAAAGTCGTGTAGGTGAAGTTCTTTAATTTCTTCTAATATATCTACACTGTATTTTCCTATGTTCTTAATGAAATCATCTTTCATGTCAGAATACTCGAGAACATCAGATATTCTATACGCAACACATTCCGCTAGTCTCTCTGTTATAAATAAACCAGACTTAAGTATATGTCTAGTTGCTGTATTTGAATTTAAGGCAGCTAGTTTTTGAATTCCAACTAGTGCTTTTGAGTCTGGCATAGATCCATCCCTGGCTTCGTTTAATCCTGTAACACCTCTTAACATATTCAAGTTGTAGTTGTACATGTTAATTAAGGAGGATATCTTTGAATTAGCCCCAGAGGACGTTAGCTCTTGAACTGGAATCTTTCCACTGTTAAACTCACCCTCTTCCGTGAAGCTTCTACCTAAAACTGATCCAGTCTGAAAATACATATTCAATGCCTCTTGAGGAGAATATGTGTTTCCGTTACCTAAGTTTATTGAAGATATTCCATCAAGATCAATGAACACCCCATCTGGTATCATTTTAGCCGCAACTTGTTGTAGCTTTAAGTGAAGCAACTGTATTTGATCAGCAAAAGGTATCATTCTTTTTACTAAAGAATCAATCTGTCCCTTGTACATTTTTGGCGCACTTACAACGAACGGTGCAAACACCTTCTGCATCGAGCTTTTTGGTCGCACCATGTTTTTCATTAATTCCCACTTGAGAATCTTGTTTGTTCCTAGCACAAGAACACCTTCGTACCATACGTCAATTCTTTTAGATAGTTTTTCAAAACGTGCTTGTTCACTTTTCGGTGGATTAAATTGATCGTCTTTTCTTAGCACTTTATCTCCTCCATAGGAGTTTTTCTTTTTCTTGTATACAATATTCTTGTCTGTCTTATAACAGAAGTATAATAACGTAGCTGTATTAAGATCAAAGTTATCTGTTTGGTATCCGCCTCTTGTTCCTTGATATGAATCAAACTTAGAGGAAGACTTACCTATTTCATCAATCTCTTCCTTTGTTAACTTAGGATCGATTTTTTTTAACTCTGTAATGTTTACATTTTTTACTTCTCCAAAATAATAACAGTCTTCAAAATGAGGATCATCAGTTGGACTATGAACTAAATCAGATGGATCTACATACTCAATCTTAATACCATCGTGAGTATTGAAAGTGTGCTTTGAAGCAGAAATACCTAAAACAGCAGAGTCTTCGTCTATTCTCTTTTTAGTGTACTCGTAATTATTATGCCTTAATATAGATGTAATCGCTTTCTCTTCAGCGATCTCTATGTCATCCTTATAATCTATTGTCATATGAATGTCAAGCTCATCCTCAGTCTCTGGAATCATATCTGGCTGAACGCTAAACATATTTTTT